ATTCTTGTTGCGACTTAATAGCGGTCCAACCCACCAAGGGCATTATTACCTGCTGCTCTAATGCCATAGTGGCGAATGATTTACGCATCCACTCAAACGCATTATTGTTTTCAAAGCCCCACGTAATGGGGTTGAATTCGTTTTGCAACTTGATCATGTCTGACAAAAGCAACGAGGGTTGCCTGCGTTTACGCACACAATGCTCAATATGATACGAGTTAAGAAAAGATATACATAAAATTGCGAAAAATGGCGGGATGATGTGGGAGGGGGTGGGGTTGTGTGGGACAGATATGGAAAGAACACTTCAAATATAGAAATAGTGTAATTATAAAAATTATGTAAAAGAAAAGGCTCATTGTGAGCCTTTTTTTATTTCCTATTATAACCATAATCAGCTAGCATTTTGTCGTGGGCTGCTTGGTCTTCAGCTTTTGTGGTTTGATGTCCTTGCTGCTTTATTACTGCTTGGCCTCGTTTGTTGTCTTGTACATTTACTGCTGCGAATGATTCGCTCATGCTGTCTATTACTCGTTCTAAGTAAGCGTGATCCTTAAATGGTTTTGCTTTATGTGTTTTACGGGCTTCTCTTATGTTGATAACTGTTGCTTCACACGCTTTTAACAATAAGCGTTTGTTATTGCTAAGGGCTAGGGTTTCTTTTAGTAGCTTTAGAGCGCGAGAGTTATTTAACTTACTCTTAGCAGGTTTAAAAAGTCCCACATAAAGCAAAACGTTAGGCGCAAGCCAGGCGTCAAGCTTGGCAACTTCGCCTAGTAGTTCACTACTGGCTTTATCTTCAATAAGCGCCAGTAAATCAATCGCGCTATGGCATACGGGGCAAGTGGTTAAGTGCATTTTGTTTTTTATCCTTAGTTGCTTTACTTTTTTTCTTAAGTAAAAAGAATTTAACTCTACGGGCGTTGCTTTTACAGGTTTTTATTATTCCCTCTCTAATAAATTTGGTTGAACTTTATTGAACATATCGCCCTGGCGTTGTTTGCGTTCTTTGTCTAGCATTCGGTAAACGTGAGCAGCTGAATAACCATACTTAATGGCTAGTTCATCAACGTTTCTACCGTTTGCCTCATGAAATATTTTTGATTGATTCACAATAGATAAAAGCTTTTTTCCTTTCGGGAAATAAAACTGTAACCCTGCATATTGAGATACCAATGTTTGACATGAGCTTAGCGCCATATCAAAGGCTTTTTTCTCTTCAATGCCTGCACACTCTAACAATTTAATGTTTAGTTGAAGCAGATCAAAAAGAAATTGACCATTACGTTCTTGCTTATTAGTCGTCATAAAGCACTCCCCACGTTGTTTTCCTTAGTTGTATTATCAGCCGAACTATTCACCGCCTTAACCGCCTTAACTTGCTCACGAATACGCCATTCCTTTAACTGCTCTATTGCGCGATTAAGCATGTAAGGCGTAAACCACTCAAGCTTAGCGATAGGCGTACCATCGTTTTCAGCTTTACAATTTTCAACTGCCCATCTTTCAAGGGCGGTATAGCTGCGAAAACGAATAAACTTAGCATCTGCCATTTGTTGCCAAAGACTGTAAAGCTTTGCCAGCTGCCCCGTTAGTTTTTTATGATTTTTGTTTTGAACAACAAAGCCCAAGCTTTTATAATGATCAAGTACCGCTTGTTTTTGCGCTATTGTCATTGCTGTTAACGAATTTTCACCCGTTAACTCAGACTTAATCATGCGCTTAATGTCATCATCATCACCATGAAATTGTTTTTCAGCGATTTTTATTTTTTGAATCAATTTGTTAAAACTCACAATCAAAGCCTCATCTTTTGAAATTCTGCATAATGCAAAGCTTCTTCATCTTGATTTACAATGCTATTGCTAATATCAAAAGCGCCATATACCGTCCAAAATTCATCTTGTTCGCAGGGCGTTAAACCTGCATTTTCTAACGAACCAACACTTAAACTTTTCAAGAATTTATTCATTGTTTTTATTTGTGTGCTGGTGAAAACTAAACTTTTTAAATTCATGTTATGTCCTTACTTTAATTACTTGTTAAATTAAATAATGAAAACAGCGATTAACCGCACAACTCAAGTACATCTATACCTAGCTGCTTTGCCATTTTTAAATCTTCAATGCGTCTTCTTGTATTCAACTTAATTAAAGAATCCGCATTGCCATTTGACTCAGTTAACTTGTCGTTTTTCATTTCTTCCGCCAAGCTTTTATTTATTGCCGCTACCACTTGTTTTGATTTCTTTTTTCTTTTTTTAAAATCAGCGAATGCGTCAAGGTTTTCACCAATGCCATTATCAGCCCGTTTTTTAGCCTTTAATTTTTCAGCATTTGCCGCGTAGTAAGCTCTATTTTCTTTCTGTTTATCAGTTAAATATTCCATAGACACCTCATTATAATTAAAAAGAACTTTCACCAAAAAACCCCAATTAAGGGGCTTGATGGTTCCTGCTTTATCACCATTGGCGCAGTTACCAACTTGTTAGAGAAACTCTCTCTTGGCTAAACGTTTATTCATTCAGTTACGCTTAATGTGTAGGAAACACACCGCTAATAACTGAACATAGCGAACGCCCACGCAGTTGTGCGTTACAAGCTCTTACTTACCAAGGGTATTTGCACCCAAGCCCCTTGAATATTGCGCTCTTGAAAAGTGATATAAGTTTTAGAGTTACTGCAAATAATAGCTTCATCTAAGGCTTTCATTGCATTGCCCCACTTATCAGATTTATTAGAATCACGGTATTTACGCAGCGCTAAAATACGGTTTTTGTTGTACTGGCCCTGCTTGTCAGCTTCAAAAGCATCACGCATCAGTTGAGCAATAAAGCTGCTGGTATCGGCTAGTTCGTCTTCAATAACTTCAGTGATAAGCTGCTTAGCAATATCAATTTCTTGTCCAAAAGATATTTGGTCAGCAATACCTACTTGAATTCGCTTTTTTTGATCAAAGCTTGTTAATGAAACATTCCCTTTTGCACCACCAATGCTTACGTCATATTCATTAGCAACTAACGAAATTAGATCGTTAACTTCACTAAATACCTTTTTCTTAAAATCTTCATGCGCCTTGCTTTGCGCTTTAGCTTGCTCGGTTAGCTCTGTTACTAAGTCATGTTTTAATAAATCTTGCGGCTTAATCTCATTAATAGGTGTTTGAAAGCCTCGGCTATTGATTAAAAATGTTGGTTTTTCTTCTGTTATTTGTTCAGTCATTGCAATTTCCTCTACTTAATACGTTCAATAATTTCTTTCGTGATTAATGGCTCGCCTAAGCTCGCCGCTAGGTTCATGGCTTTAACTAGCATAGTGTTAACGTTTAACGGATAACTCATATCTTTAGACTCTTGCCCACGCTTTAAACCAAAGCTAACAACCCCCTGCAAACGCTCTTTTATTAAATCTATTGCGCCCTGGTCAATCACCGTTTTACTGTCAATACCTTTACGACTAAACTTATGAGTTACATAGTCAGTAATAGCCAAGCCCAGAGGCGGTAAATCAATCACATTACAACGCAAAGCAAACTCCCGTACATCATAATTATTTAGATTAATATTTAACTCGCTTTGACCCACCAAAATAATACCTAGCAAGCTTCTAAACCCCTCACGCAACTCATGAATACGTTTTAAATGCTTTAACACCGGCTTAGTTAAATCGTGCGCCTCCTCAATAATCAACACATGGGTATTGCCTGCTTTAACGCTTTTAATTAACTCGCGCTTAATTTTTCTCGACCGCTTCTCATGCCCCATAGGTAAGTTACTAATGCCCAGTTCGTCGGCTATTGCCTCAAATATCATCCCGGCCGTTAACAGCTTTTTATCGGTCACCTCAGGCTCAACAATTAACAAATTAGGCATTTCAAACTTAGTGTATTCATTAAAGCCCTCGCGCAACGTGCTTTTACCTGCACCACACTCAGCCGCTACCGCTAAAATACTGCCGTTTTGTGCCGCCTGAATCATCGCCTCACGCACACGTAAATGATGATGGCTCATAAATAAATCACCCATGCCGCGCATTTCATCAGCAAAAGGATGTTGAGAAACACGAAAGTGCTTCATGGCTTTTTGACTTAACATTTCTGGCTCCAAATTTTCTACAAAGTTATTCGTTAAAAGAACGGTGCTTTTTTGTGGCTCTGCACCCGTATTCCACAAGGCATTTAACTCTTGCTTAGTAATGTATTGCGCAAGCCACGCCTCAAGCGGCTGCTGAATAGCGCGTAATGTATACGCCTTAGTGGTGTAACCATTTTTCAAAAATAAATTGAACGACGGTAAACTAAGTTTTACCCCTGCTTGGTTTAACACTTCAACCGCTTGGCGTTGCGTTAAACTGTGTTTGCGTAGCAAGGTATACGCGTTAAAATGTTGCATTGATTTCATTCCTTATTTGAAACTAACAACGTTACTACCAGCAACTCTGGCGGTTCCGTTGTGTAAATCGGTCACTATCGCGGCAATATCTTCAGGATAAATAGCTTTAAAGCCGGCTAAAATATCAAACTCAAAACCGTCTAAATCACGCCCTAGTGCATTGGTTACCGCAATTTTTATATCAATAGACGACATAGGCTTGCGTGTTTCAGCGGCAGTAGTGAATTGCTCAGGTATTGCAAAAGTTTCGCCTTTTGGCGTAATTGCAGCAGGTAAATCTAAACGTGTAATATGGCTAAGCGCATCTATTTCGCCATTAAATGGCGTAGTTTTCTTCTTCTTAGCCTTATCAATTTCTTCATCGTTAAGCCCAGGGTAAGCCACGCGATCTAGCGTTTTTTGGTTTGAATCAATCACCGTGTCTTTTTTAGTGTCGAAGCCCTCACCAAACACAGGTGAGTCAACCCTAAAGCCTGCTTCATCAAACGCCATCGGTGCTACTTCATGAAGCACATCATCACCAATAGGCATTGAAACAGTGACTAATACTTTAGCCTCTTCACCTACCACAAGTGGGCTAACCAAAACCTTTTGCTTAGCATGAACACCCTCTAAATTAGCCAAGCTATAAGTTAATGACTTTTTAACAACGGGGTGTCTAAAGCTTATTTCTAAATCACCGCCCACCGTGCGAGTAACAGGCTCGTGAGTAAAAATATAACGACAATATTCAAGCGAAGGTAACGCGCGTAAATGTTGAATATTGTCAGCACGCATAATTTTAAGCCAAGCATCAGTACGCGCCATACCACTACGCGAATGCGCCGAATTATAATGAGGAATTAAATTGGCGTTATAAGCATTTTGCCACTTAAGCGCCACCTCATTTAACTCATCAACACTGTTTACCGGCTCAAATAACAAACGACCTTCTAAACGTTTCTCAACAATATCATTCGCTTTTTCAACTGCACCCGTAGCACGCGCCAAGTGAGTAGCATGGGCAACATGTTCAACGTTCAAGCAACCTAAGGCATGCTTAATTGCCTTACTAGTCATCGCGCTGCCTTTATCCCAATAAACAAAACGAGGTAAACCATGAAATGGCGAGCCTGTTTTTTTACCCCAGCCAAAAAGTAATAAATCGTAAAGTACCTGTTGATTTTCACCCGCACACTCAAAATACTTAACCGTGATCAAGCCGCTATAATGATCAACCATCACATAACGCCACACGCGCAACTTTTTAATTTTTTCTAACGCCTCAGGTTTATTTTTATATTGCTCAGCTATAGTGGTGTACTTTTGCACGCGCATCCCCTTCTTTTTACCAGGGGGGTAATAAAGCACACACATTGACGCATCAGCCAAATGCACATGGTTAGGGTGCAAGCTTTTAAAATGCCCATGCGTAGTATCTTGCTTAGTTTGCTTAGCGGTAAGGTTACGTTGGCGCAACAAACGATTAACCGTACTAGGGCTTTTAAATGTATAGCCATTCTGGCTTAGCACACTAATAGCGTCGGTAGTTTCTATTAAAATTTTGCCGTTAGCCCTAGCGCTGGTTTTAGACATAGCAGCAAGCATTTCAAGTGCCTGCACATCTTGACCCGTAGAGCCTTTGTCTTTACGTGCTTTATTGCCACTTTCCCAACCTAACTTGTCAAGATTGCGATAAAAAGTATCCCTACTCCAACCAAAGTACTCCATTGCCTCATTAAGAATTACCGCTTTAGCGCCATGCTTAGCATTTTGTAAGCGTTGACCAAACCGAATTAACTCTTGTTTTGCATCATTAGTAATCATAACTAGCACCTTGTTTTCACTTATCCTTTATTATTATTCTTACTCTTGCTTTTACTCTTGCGCTTGGTTGTTTAATTCAAGTTCTTGTAATACGTCAACTGCATCTAAATCAGGTTTATAAATACCACCAAATAAACCAATAACATTGTCCATCAAGTCATTAATTAGATCGTTCACATTAGTTGCCTCAGACAACAACGTTCTGCCGCAATAATCAAGCGCCTCTTCTTCTAAAGGCGTGTCAACATCAGTTACATGTTTAAAAATATCATTAAACTGATTAGCCCCACGTTCAATAAGCACGCGAGCCTCTAACAACCCCTTTACAACATCTAACGTTTGGTTTTTCCAAGGCTTTTGGCTGAATTGGCGCTTGGCCTCAATTTCTTTCATTAAATCAAGCTGTTGCTGTTTTTCGGCTGAATTTTCACGCACCGCAGCAACGGTTTGTTCGGCTTCATCAACGCGTTTTTTAAGCGCGTGGGTTTCGGTGGCGTGTTTAAAAGCTTCTTCTTCAATCATTTCTTTAACCGCCTCTTTGTCGCCCAAATCAACGTTTTCACTGTTGATGATTAACGACTGGCTTGCTTCGGGGAGTTGGCGAAGTTTGCGAAGTTCGCGATTACCTAGCCCCATACTTTGTGCTGATTCAAAGAACTCTTCACCAAAAGTATTAAGGTTAAGTAACCGATCATCAATAGTACGTTTTGGTGTATTGAGTATTTCACTACAAAAAACCTCCCAATTGGCAACGGTTGCCAATCCTCCATTTTCTAATTCATAGGTTAAACCCACGTATTCCTTGGAATCCTTCATATTTGCTAATACTTTCAAAGTGGCAACGGTTGCCAATTTATTAATAAACTCGAAAGCTTGAAATTGACCAATAGCCATTAATACATCTTGCTTACTGGCCAGTACTTTTTTTGCATCAACAATGGCAACTTGCTGCTCATTGGTGAGTTCTGGGTTTGCTAATTCAGTGCTGGGTATGTCGTTTGTCATAAATAATTCCTAGTGATATTTAGTTAAATTTAGTTAACTTTAATAAAGTCTATTAAAGTTTGATTGGTCTTGATCAAGCTGCAATACCGCTGAGCGCAAGCCAACTTGAATGGTGTTTGCTATTTGCGAGAACATCGCGCTTAACCGATACGTTTTGCTGTTAGTAGGGTGTTTTTCTACCCAACCACACGCCATTAAGTTGTCTAACGTTTTAGTGGCTTCGGCACTGCTTGCTCTAGCGGCTTTGGCAATGTCAATACTGGTTAGCCCAGTAGCTTCATGCCCTACCAATGCCATTACAAAACTGGCTACGCGCTGTTGGGGCGCACTGTAATATTTATTGTTCATGGCGTTATGCTCCTGCCAAGTAACAAGCAAAATAAAAAACAACGTAAATAGCTAACGTACATGCAAACGTAAATAAGGTGGCGCAAGCCAGATGCAAAAAGCGCATGCAACGTGGCGACAAGCTAACGCGGTAATCACTTATACGGCGGTTTTTTAAGGGTGTGCTTTTTAAAAACATAAATGCCTCCTTGGTTTATCTGTTTAACGTGGTGGGTTTAAGTAACTAACCGGCTAAGCGTTGTTCTAATGCGTCAATGCGCTCTTGCCGGCTGTTGGTAAAGTGCTTAACGTCTTTATACGCAGGCACGTCAGGGAACGCTTCTTCAACAGGCAGCTCAAGCACCAACGCAATAGCCGTAGCAACACGGTGGCTATGGTTAGCACGGCTAACAACTTGCTGAACATTACCCGGTGAGCAATGCAGCGCACTGGCAATCATTGCCATTGAATAGCCCTTTTTACGAAGTTCGCTTTTCATTGTTTCGTTATCCATGTTAAATTCTCTCTTTGTTGCACCTAGTGGTTGCTAGGTGTTGTTAGTTAGTAGGGTTTTATTATGGTAACTAAATTGTTACCTGTCAACATAAAAAGGAAACTATTTAGTGTCTATTGGTAAAAGATTAAGAGAAGAGCGAGATAGGCTTGGTTATTCTCAACCAAAATTTGCCGCTTTTGCAGGCACTACAAAAAAGAGCCAGATAGATTATGAGAAAGATATTACTCAACCCAAGGCTGGTTATTTATCGGCTATTGCTGAGGTCGGCGTTGATGTCGCCTACGTCATCACGGGCATACGCTCTAACGTTGAAACACCCCCAAGCCAAGCCACAACCCCTGCACCCCTGTCACGCGAAGAAGCCGCACTATTAGACAACTTTCGCCACTGCACCCCCAAAGCCCAAGCAGCAATAAAAGCGACGAGCGATGCACTCGCGCAACGCGCGTTAAGTGATAAAACAGGTGGTATTTAATACGCGTTTTAATAAAATATTTTTAATGAATTTTTAACAAAAGAGGAAGTAAAAAAATGACAACTGAACACTATGCACTGGCTAATTTAATGCTAAATGGCGAAACATTACGCTTATTAACCGATAAAAAAATAATCACTAACAAAGAGGCTTTATTAGTCATTGAAAAAACCCAAAGCCGCATGGTAGGGGCTACCGATACAATTGACCTTGGGGTACAACATCATTTAGATAATTTAAAAGCAATCTTTAGCTAAACCTTATCTTGCCACAACAACTTAGCTTGCAGCTTAGCGTTAACGCTTGGAATAGCCTGTAGCTCAAGGCTAATACCGCGCCTTACTAACGCTAATTTGCTAGCGGTTTGGTTTTCTTGGGTTATTTGTTGCTGTTGTTGGTTAATAAAGTCAACCAGTAAAAACTCAACATCACCCACGGTTAGCTCCATGTCACCCGCGGGTGTTTCAATCACTTGTTCAGCCATACCTATTAACTCGTAAAGGTGTTGCAAAAAGCCCTCGTCTGCTATTTGGTTTCTGTACTGTGGTAAAAGCGTACTTGGTTGTGCTATTGGTTGCTCGGTGCTTTGCTCAGTTTTTTGTTTAGTACTACTCATAAGGTTTACTCCTGCATTGTTTATTAATTGCGTGATTCATTAATTACACGACATAGTTATTTTATTGCAGTTGAAAACCACTTTCTAATAATGCACGCTAGAATGCAGGCTCTCAGTCAATAAAAAGCACTCTTTTTACTGTTTTCTTTACCCTTAACTTTACTAATACAGGTTATTACTAACCCATTCCCCTTGCTGCCACACTGGCAGCATGAAACAAAAAGCCCCCCAAACACAAAATAAAACATACCTAACGCCCGTTAACTGCATACCTGCGGTTGCCTTAAATGCCATTAATCACATTTTAAAAAGTGAAGGTGGTTATGTTAACGACGCCAACGACCACGGCGGCGCAACCAATTTTGGCATAAGCGATTTACGCGATGGCAAAGCCGACGGCCTTATTGACATAAACCTTGACGGCATTGGCGATATTGACCCAAACAACCTAACCAGAGACCAAGCGATAGGTATTTATTACAAAGACTATTGGCTTAAAAACCAGTGCGACAAAATGCCCGCAAGCGTCGCGTTAGTGGTATTTGATATTGCCGTAAACCAAGGCGCGGCCTTTGCCCGTAAAAACTTACAAAACATTGTTGGCGCGAAAGCAGATGGCATTATCGGTAAAAAAACATTAGCTAAATTACAGCAAACACCACCACGGGCGGTAATACACCAGCTTACCAAACGCCGCTGCTCACGCTATGCAAAAAACGTAAGAAACTCAGCCGATCACAATCAAGTTAAATACCTAGCTGGTTGGTTGAACCGCGCCTTTGACGTGTTAGAAACCGCCAACACGCTTGTTTTTGCGGGCTACAATCATCATGCAGATTGAAAACCATAGTAAAGAGCGCGGTCGCTATTTTAAAGGCAGACAAGCCCGTTTGCGCGCAGAAGTGTTTCATAAATTACAAAATGTACCTGTTAATTACAGTTGTGTTTATTTAGTAAAGCATCAGGCACGGCAGCACAAGCGCGGTTGGGATAGTGTTACTTACATTGATATTCAAGTGGCAGTAGAAAAAGTAAAAGCAGGTAAAGCTAATTTACTGCCTGAAACCGAAAAAGCGCTAGGTATTAGGAATTAGGTATTAGGTATTAGGAATTAGGAATTAGGAATTAACATTAAAAATTGATATTGAGAAACGCAATGAGCAAGCATTTTAATCGTAGAAAAAACAGAAGAATCAGAAAAACCAGCACAAGCAAAGCAGCAACAAACACAAGTAACACGGGCAAAAGCCATCCATACGGAGTTTTTTCTGGTTCAGTAGAAACCATGTGGCCGTCAATGGAAGCTAGAAAAATGATATTAACAAAAGAGCTTTCTTTTATTGATAACCATAACGTGAAATGGTCAGCCCATACGGGCGCAGTGATTGACGGCGCCAGTATTCCGCGTTTGCTATGGGCATTTATTGGTTCGCCTTTTAACGGTCATTACCGTCGCGCCAGTGTAATACATGATGTTTATTGTCAAACAAAATCACGACCGCACAAGCAAGTTCACCGCATGTTTTACGACGCTATACGCGCTGATGGCGTAGGTAAAATCAAAGCTAAAACCATGTACTGGGCGTTAAAAATTGGCGCACCAAAATGGAAAACAACAGAAAAAGACAAGGGATTTAACCATGGTTGATGCAGCAGACAGAGCTTGTGAGCTAGAGCAACGACAACGTGAACAAGCCCTCGCGGCAAACAAAGCAGAAATAAACGCGCTTACTGAAAAACCAAACGAAGTGACCGGTCATCGTTACTGCCTTGGTTGTGACTATGAATTAAAAATAAAACGGTTAATGGCTAACCCAAATGCCGTGCGTTGTGTTGAGTGTCAAGCACAACATGAGCATGAGCAAAACCAATACAACCACCGCCATTGGAGCCGTTAACGTGGAATGGTTTTTTAATAATCTTAAAGTTATTCAATCAATGCTTACGGTACTGTTTTTTTGTGCTGTTTGGGCATTAGCGGTTACGTTTTCTAAAAAGAAAGACCACGCTAATTTAGCTAACCGGGTAAAAGAAATAGAGCTAACGTACAGCAAACAAGAACATCACACCTCACTTGTTCAGCGCGTTAATACCGTTGAAGTAAAAGTAAAAGGACTACCCAGCAGCCAAACAATACACAGTTTAGAAAAAGAAGTTGGCGAGCTAAAAGGCAGTGTAGACGGCATGAAAGACCTACTGTCTAACATTAACAACCACGTAAATATGCTGGTTGAAAACGAAATTAAAGGCTCTTAACCTCTTAACCTCTTAACCTCTTAAGCAAAAAAAATAAAGAAACAAATAAACAAAGGAAAACCCATGGCACTTAAAGATATACAAAACCAACATTATCGCCTGTCAATTTTACGGGCATTAAACGCACTTAATTATCAAAGCAACGACAGCATGATTAAAGACTCATGCCAACAATTTGGTAACACCATGAGCAGCGACCAAGTGCGCACTAATTTAGGTTGGTTAAACGAGCAAAGCTTAGTAACGCTTGAGCGCAAAGGTGACTATATGATAGCCACGCTAACAAGCCGTGGGCAAGATGTAGCGCAAGGTATTAGTTTTGTTGATGGCGTAAAACGCCCTAGTGCTTAGGTGAGTTATTATGACAACAGCAAAAACAACTGAACGTAAAAATGAACGTAAAAAACGCGGCAAAGCCTCTAAAATAGACTTATTACCTGAATCACTAAAAAAAGAATTAGATACTTTATTACGTGATAAAAACTACACCCAAGCCGACATACTCACCGCGATTAACGAGTTAATTGCTAATGCTGGGCTTAATGATCACAAAATAAGTAAGTCAGGGTTAAGTCGATACAGTGTTGAAATGGAAACCGTAGGGCAAGAAATACGCGCCATGCGTGAATCTACTCAAATGTGGATAGCGCAATTCGGTGAAAAACCCACGGGCGAAACCACCCAGTTATTGCTTGAAATGCTAAAAACACAACATTTTAAATTATTAATGCAAGCCAATGCCGACCCCGACGCACTACTTGACGCTAACACAATTAACACCCTTGCCTTGTCATTAAACCGATTAGAAAACACCGCCATGACAAACCTAAAGCGTGAAAAACAAATACGCCAAGCGTTTGCCGAAGAAGCCGCCACACTGGTAGAAGAAGCCGTAACACAAGCGGGGCTAACTAGCGCAGGGGCTGACGCTATTAAACGTGAAATATTAGGATTAGCGTAATGTCAGAAACGCCAGAAACGCCAGAAACACCAGTAACAAGTGATGATCATACCCCGTTTGACAAAAATGAATTGTTACTTGGCTATCAAAAACGCTGGTTAAATGACGACTCACCATTAAAAATTGCCGAAAAATCACGCCGTACAGGTTTAACCTGGGCAGAAGCGGCCGATGCGGTGCTTTGTGCCAGTAAAGCTAAAAGCTCAAACGGCACTAATCATTTTTATGTTGGCTCAAATAAAGAAATGGCGCGCGAGTTTATAGACGCCTGTGCCATGTGGGCCAAGTCGTTTGACAAAGCCGTGGGCGATATTAAAGAAGAAATATTTGTTGATGCTGGGCAAGACGGTAAAGAAATTCTAACCTTTGCCATTCACTTTGCCAGTGGTTTTAAAATTCAAGCGTTAAGCTCTAACCCATCAAACTTACGGGGTATGCAGGGTAACGTAACCATTGACGAAGCAGCTTTTCACGACCGCCTAGCCGAAGTACTAAAAGCCGCCTTAGCATTAACTATGTGGGGCGCAAAAGTGCGCTTAATATCAACCCACAACGGTACAGACAACTTATTTAACAACTTAATACAAGACAGCCGCGCAGGTAAAAAACGTTATTCAGTGCACCGCATAACCTTAGACGATGCGTGTGACGAAGGCTTGTATCAACGTATTTGCCAAATTAAAGGCGACGATTGGAGCGTAGAAAAACAGCAAGCATGGAAAGACGGCTTACTTGGCGATACCGCCACCGAAGATGACGCCCTAGAAGAATACTTTTGTGTGCCAAAACAAGGCGGCGGTGTTTACATTAAACGCGTGCTGGTTGATGCAGCCATGAAAAAAGACATTCCTATTTTGCGTTTTACTGCCGACAAAGACTTTTTAACCTGGTCAGCTAACCATAAAAACATGCAAATTAAAGAATGGCAGGACGAATTAAAACCCCACCTTGGCGCACTTAACAAAAATTTAAACCATGCGTTCGGAGAAGATTTTGCCCGCAAAGGTGATTTATCGGTATTCGTACCACTGCAAATTAATAAAGACTTAACCAAGCGCGTACCGTTTTTACTTGAAATGAGTAACTTAACCTACGACGCCCAAAAAGAATTACTGTTTTATATTGGTGACCGGTTGCCAAGATTACAAGGCATGGCGTTTGATGCCACAGGCAACGGCGGCTACTTAGCCGAAGCCGCCGCAGAGCATTACGGCACTGAAATGGTTGAACAGGTCATGCTTACCGACAAGTGGTATATGGAATGGATGCCCAAACTTAAAGCAGAATTTGAAGACTTTAATTTAGACATACCTCGTCATCAAGACATACAAGACGATTTAAACCAAATTCAAACCATACGCGGTATTCCTAAAATAGAAAAAGGCTCAACAAAAGGCAGCGACGGCAGGCAGCGACATGGCGATACCGCCGTAGGCTTTGCCATGGCTATACGCGCCAGTTGGATGGACGGTGGCGTAATTGAATTTACCCAGTTATCACAAAAAGATGGCACTTGGCACCAAAAAGAAAAAACCTTAAAAGATCACATGCGCGCTGATCACAGTAGCGACCATTTTAAAAATTACGACCAAGGGGCTTATTAATGGCTGCTTCACTTGAAAACACCACCGAAACAAACGCTATTCAAACCGACCGTAACGGCAATAAGTTTCGTGTTAAAAAAAAGCAGCTTAAAAAACCGCAAACCGACGATGCAAAATTAGGGCATTTACAAACTCATTACAGCGACCACCCAAGCCGTGCGCTAACCCCACAAAAGCTAGCTGATATTTTATTAGGTGCAGAGCAAGGCAATTTAATTGCGCAATGTGAACTAGCCGAAGACATGGAAGAAAAAGACGGCCATGTATTTGCTGAGCTGCAAAAACGCCGCCGTGCTTTGTTAGGCGTTAGTTGGAAAATAGTGCCACCGCGCAATGCTAGCGATGCGGAAATAAAAGACACTGAAATGCTACAAGCGCACTTTGAAGACATGACCTTTTTAGATGATGTTATTTTTGATATGAGCGACGCTATTTTAAAAGGCTTTTCTAATAATGAAATAACATGGCAACAACAGCAAGGCTTGTGGGTACCAAGTGCTATTGAATTTAAAGATCCCTCTTGGTTTATGACTCACCCAGCACAAGAGCCTGGGCAAAACCGTAACGAACTACGTTTACGCAACAACTCAACTAATGGCGAAGCCTTGCAGCCTTACGGCTGGATAAGCCATTGCCACAAAACTAAATCAGGCTATTTGGCCCGTTCAGGTTTAGCGCGTGTATTAGCATGGCCCTACTTGTTTAAAAACTACAGTGTGCGTGATTTAGCCGAGTTTTTAGAAATTTACGGCTTGCCGCTACGCTTGGGTAAATACCCCACTGGAGCCAACCCAGAAGAAAAGAACACCCTACTCAATGCGGTAATGAGCATTGGCCATAACGCAGGGGGTATTATTCCCAAAGGTATGGAAATAGACTTTCAAGAAGCCGCCAAAGGTACGCAAGCCCCGTTTGAATACATGGTTAGTTTGATGGAAAAAACCATCTCAAAAGCTATTTTAGGCGGCACATTAACCAGTCAAGCCGACGGCAAAAGCTCAACCAATGCACTGGGCAACGTACATAACGAAGTGCGTCAAGAATTGCGCGACAGCGATTTAAAGCAAATAGCCAATACCTTAACGCGTGATTTAGTACTGCCCATGTACTCACTAAATGGCAAAAGTTTCACCCACGACCAACGAAGCCCAAAGTTTGAATTTGACATAACCGAAGCGGAAGACTTAAAAAACTTTAGTGAGTCACTACCTGCACTGGTTGATGTTGGTCTTAAAATACCGGTGAAATGGGCGCAAGATAAGTTGCAAATACCTGAACCACAAAAAGATGAGCCGATACTCAGTAGATCGGGCTTTAGCCCGTCAAACGAGCAGGGCCAAACAAAACCTGTAGGATCGGCTTTAACAAAACCCCAAACAAAACTAAAAGCCATAAATAAAATAGTGGCACTTAAAGCAAAATCCAAAGCAAAGCCTGACACTAATAAAAAAGCAAACGATCAACTAGACAATTTCACTAACCAGTTAGCTAATGAAATGTCACCCGTGTTACAGGGTTTTACCAACGAAGTGCAGCAGCTGGTAGAGCAAGCAAGTACACTGGAAGACTTGCAACAATCACTTGCTGATTTAGATTTAGACGTGAACGAAGCTATTGAAATAATGCAGCAAGCGTTTATTGTTGCAGAGCTTGGTGGAATGCTTGCTATTGAGGAGGAAACAGAATAATGGCAAGTGGCACTAACTACGGCTCGTTACCTTTTAAAGAAGCGATAGACGCTTTTAAAAACAAGTTAAATATACCTACTGAACGATGGGCGGATGTATGGCGCGACGGACATAATTCAAGTTTTATGGTGGCGGGTGCGCTTAAAGATGATTTACTTAATGACTTTCGTAAAGCGGTAAATTCAGCGATTGCTGAAGGTAAAAGTATTGGCTGGTTTAAAAAAGAATTTAACACCATTGTTGCTAAACACGGATGGAGCCATACAGGTGGCGCGTCATGGCGCAGTAGTATTATTTATCAAACTAATATGCGTCAGTCGCACAATGCTGGGCGTTATCAGCAATTACAAAGCTTTGAATTTTGGCAATACAAACATGGTGACAGCGCACAGCCTCGCGCCCATCATTTAGCTTGGCACAACACCGTTTTGCCTAAAGATGATCCTTGGTGGTCTATTCACTTTCCGCAAAATGGCTGGGGTTGTCGTTGCCGCGTTATCGGTTTAAGTAAAGCAACCATGCAGCGACGAGGAATAACCCCAAGTGAGCGACCGAACGATGGTACTCACGACTGGACAGATAAAGCCACAGGTGAAGTACATGAAATACCAAACGGCATAGATCCCGGCTTTGACTACGCGCCACAAAAACCAACCATAAAGCAACGCCAAAAAAAGCAACAAACCGCCAAGGCAGAGATTTTTAAACCACCACAACGCATAGCACCAACCGCGCTTAGTACTGTAAAAGGGGCTGATGTTCACAGCTTGAATGCTAAGTTAGCAGAGTTTAAAACAGCTAAACCTCAGTTTGATTTACTTGGCCAGTTCTTAACAAAACACGAGATTAAAACATTATTTGTTAAAGCCAGTGAAATGATACCTCGCAGCAAAGCATCAAGAAAAATCAATGATGCGGTGATGGCTTATTTACCCGATACAGTTAAAAAATATGGTCACAACAATTACTCTTATCGTGCTAAAATAGGCTCTATGCCCAATGGCTGGACATCCGCAGAGCTGAATCACATTACGGTAAAGCTTGAAAGCAATGCCCGCTTTAAAAAAGTGAATGTGAGTGAACTGATTAACGCTGTTGAGATTGCTATACTTCAAGGGAAAGATAATGTCCCACGTACATTGTCAGCCATAATCAGGCACTGGGGAGAAAGTGGTCACAGTGGTGGCGCTATAATTACCTGGCTACATGAGCTTGGCCATCAAGTACATTTTAAAGCAGGCAGCCCAAAGCCACCAATGGATCGTAGTATTAGTTTAACCCGTTACGGCAGTGATTTAGATGTTGAATGGCATGCTGAACACTTTGCTGCATGGATGTTGAACCGTGAAGCACTTGCCCGATGGAATAATGACATAGCGGTGTATTTTGATAATTTAATGAAGAAGGCTTTACAATGAGTTCGTTAGATAAAATGCTGAAAAAGATGAAAGCAGATCCTATTGATCATAGCGCCCCGATGCCTTTGGTTGATGAAGCTTTTGTTGTTATTAACAATGATGGCTTAACCTTTGCTGAAAAGAAAACCCGTATTGAGCAACTAGAACAACAAGGCAAAGGCGTCGAGTTAAGTTGCTTTACAGATGTTCATGAGTCTTTGATTGTTACCGCAAGTATGGATGAGTTATCAGCATTAAATGAGTCAGAGCAAGACTAATGGCAGGTGCCTTTATAGAAGTAAGCGTTGTAGGGGCTAGCGCTATTGCCAATGCCTTAAACCAATTACTACAACAAAGTGGCAATTTAAACCCCGCCTTAGCAGACATTGGCGAATACTTACTAGACTCAACCCAACAACGCTTTGTTGATCAACAAGCACCAGACGGAACCCCGTGGGATCCTGTTTCACCCAAAACCCTTAAAAAGAAAAAACGCAAAGATCGCGTGTTAACCGAAACGGGCACACTAGCCGACACACTTAATTATCAACTAGGCGCTAATCAACTAATGCTTGGCTCTAATCTTGAGTATGCTGCCACTCACCAATTTGGGCGTGAAGCTGATGGTATGCCCGCTCGACCATTTTTAGGTATTGCCCCGTTTGAACAAACTGAAATACTGGCTATACTGCAAGACCACCTGCTGAGTTGATTTGTTGATTGGTTGAGCTATTAATTGTTAATTAACAACTAAGCGCCTAAAACGCGATTTAAGCCGTTATATTGTGTTTATGTGATAATGAGGCGTTTACAATCGCTCTATTGCTTAATTTACCTTGTGAATAGTTTATAAAACACATTGGTTCGCTTACTTTGTTGTTGTTGGCTATTGTTGGCTATTGTTAACCATGCGCTTGCTTTTTAGCGCGTTCAATCGCTTTTTTCACCCCCCCTAGCTTGTTTACTAATACAAGTTATTATCTTACGCGTTGTCATGTCGCTAATCTTGTTGCATGAAACATATTCAAGCAAAACAAATCGGCTTAGCTGCTTTAACCCAACAACAAACGCCCAGTGCAGCGTTTACTTTTGCCACGGGCGAACTTTCATTAAGCGATTCATTAAACGAGTCGCTAAACGGATCAACAAACAAAGCCACTAATAACAAAAGTAATCGTGTGCAAATTCTGCCCGACGGCTATTTTGCGTCAACCGACGGTCGCGAAAACGACATTGCTGGTGGCAAGTGGCTAATGGACGACGTGGCTTTTATGTCACTTGCCGCCCATGCCAGTACAAACAACAATGACTTTTTGTTTGATTATGAGCACCAAACCCTAAACAGCGACAAAAACGGCCAACCAGCCCCCGCCGCTGGCTGGTTTAAAAAATTAGACTATGTACCTGGGCAAGGGCTTTTTGCCGTAGACGTTGACTGGACTGCCGCCGCCGCACAATTCATTAAAAACAAAGAATACCGTTACACCTCAGCGGTTTTCTCTTACGACCGCACCACAGGTCGGCCCATTGAATTAATGCACGTTGCACTAACGAATCACCCTGCCGTTGATGGCATGAAAGCTATTGAAGCGCTAAAAGCTAACTCAAACAGTGGCTCAAGCCAAACACAATTAACTAACCAAAATAACACCAGCCAACCAAACCAACCAAACCAACCAAACAAAGGAGCCGCTATGAACGCAGCAACTCAACTTCTGGCGCTACTTGGCGTAACAGTTGCCAGTGATGACAAAATTACTGACGACTTATTAACGCAAGGTACTGCCGCCCTTACTGCCCTGCAAGCGAAAGCTGATTCAGTGGCTCAATTAACAACGGATTTAAACACCGCGCAAACCTCAGTGACTGCCCTTAAGTCAACAGCCGCACTTAAAGCACAAACGGCTGACGTTAACTTGGCTGAATTTGTACCCGTTGCAACATACAACGCACTAGCCACCAACTTTGCCGCATTAAAAGCGGGTAGCGACAACAATTCAGTTGAGCAGTTACTAAAAGACAACGCCGACAAAGTGTTTGAGTCTGAAGCGAGCTATTTAACTAGCTTTGGCAAGCAACAAGGTTTTGCTGCACTAAAAGCCATGGTTGATGCACGACCTGCTATTGCTGCGCTTAAAACCACGCAAACCCAAGGTAAAGAAAAACCTGACGGCAATAACACAGGTACAGCGGCATTAACGGCTGAACAAAAATACACAGCGGATCAACTAGGCATGAGCCATGCTGATTTACTTAACAGCATCAATAAGGAGGCCAAATAATGGCTATTGTTACCCCTGCACTAATTAGTGCCTTATTCACTGGTTATAACGCTAATTTCGAAGCGGGCAAGTCAGAAGCCGCGCCGCAATTTAGTAAAATAGCCTCGGTCATCAAATCTACTACCGCTAGCAATACGTATGGCTGGTTAGGTAAATTTCCAAGTTTAAGTGCTTGGGTTGGCGACAGAACCATTAAATCAATGAAAGCGCATGGTTATACCATTACCAACGAAGACTATGAGTCAACCGTTGGTGTTGATCGCAATGACATTGAAGACGACAACTTAGGTATTTACGCGCCAATTTTCTCAGAAATGGGGCGAGCGGCTGCCATTCACCCAGATGAAATGGTGTTTCCATTATTGACAGCGGGTTTCACTACCGATTGTTACGACGGTCAGTTTTTCTTTGACACCGACCACCCCATAAACTCAGAAGTTGACGGCAGTGGCGTTGATGCTTCAGTGGCGAACGTTGAAATTGACGTCGGTTATGTGGGCGAACCTTGGTTTTTACTTGATACCAGTAAATCACTTAAACCCATTATATTTCAACAGCGCAAAATGCCAGCCTTAATCAGCATGACAAAAACTGATGATGAAGCAGTATTTATGAGTAAGCAATTCCGTTACGGCGTTGATTGTCGTGATGCCGCTGGCTTTGGCTTTTGGCAAATGGCCTTTGCTAATAAACGCACCCTAACTGCTGATAACTTATGGGACACCATTGCTAAAATGCGCGCCTTCACCGCTGATGGCGGCCGTAAGCTAGCGATTAAACCCACCCTATTAGTTGTGCCGCCTAGCCTTGAAAAACTAGCCACACGCCTAATGGAACGTGAACTAGACGCCAACAGCTCTAATGAATTAAAAGGCCGTTTAGAGATATTGGTTGCTGATTACTTATAATTCTCTTTTTGTAGGTCGGGCTTCAGCCTGTTTTTGTAGGTCGGGCTTTAGCCCGTCAAAGGCTGGGCTTCAACCTGTTTTTGTAGGTCGGGCTTTAGCCCGTCAAAGGATATTAAAATGACCGTTCCAATTAAAAAAACTGAAACCAATTCAACTATTGCCGTAAACGTTAACTCAACCAAGCCCACAGGCTACCGCCGTGCAGGTTTTGCTTTAACCAAGGGCGACAACACGCTTAACGTAAACAAAGCACAATATGAGCAGCTTGAGCAAGACAGTAACTTATCTATTGAAGCCATTGGCTTAGATGATGCTGAATCAGTGCCTGAGACTGAGCCTGAGTCAGTAGCAAAGAAAACAGTCGCTAAAAAAACCACCGCTAAAGTCACCGCTAAAAGCACAGTTAAATAATCATGACCTATTGCGTAGCGCAAGATTTAATTGACCGCTTTGGTGATGATGAGTTAATCAGTTTAACTGATCGCAATGGCTTTGGCGTTATTGACAATAACGTGTTAAGCCAAGCCATTAGCGATGCCAGTGCAGAAATGGACGGCTATTTAGGGGGTCGCTATCAACTACCCCTAGCCACATTGCCACAAATGCTTTTACCGCTTTGTTGCAACATTGCCCGTTACAAATTATACGACCAACAAGCCAGCGAGCAAGTAACCAAACGCTATAACGCGGCAACTAAGTTTTTATTTAGCGTTAGCAAGGGTGAAATTAGTTTAGGTGTAGATGCGTTAGGGGTTAAAGCCCAAAGCACCGATTTAGCCACCATGCAAAGCGGTGGCAGTGTTTTTGCTAGAAACAAGTCAACAGGATTTATTTAATCATGTTTTTATTTAGCTATGTATAGCGCTATAGAGCAGCAGCTAAAGCAAGCCGCCAACAATCAAGGGCAATCGCTTTTTTTACAACTTGAATCAGTGCTTGATTTTAGCGAGCTAAAAAGCCAAGCCATTGTTAAGCCTCGTTGTGGTTATTTGGTGCCTATTAGCCAAAAGCCCACCGTAATGGTGAACGACAACGCAGGCTCAATACATCAAATAGAAGAAACGTTTGGTGTTTTTATTGGCTTACAAAGCATTAATGACCCAAAAATGAAAAAAGCCAATGCCTTAATTCACCAGTTTATTGCGGATTTAAGGCGCGAGCTTTTAGGGTTTAGCCCTAAAGCAGGTTACCAACCATTAACGTTGGCTGGTAGTAATTTGTCGTCAATTGCCAGTAATGGCATTTGGTGGCTAGAAAGATTTTCAACCACGTACTACTTGGAGTCAACTTATGACCAATAACAAAACCCAGAAAACCCCAGCAACGGTTGCTGAAAAACCGATTGCTGAAAAACCTGTTACTGAAAAAGTTACACCTGCAAAGGCACTATCACCACAACACCAAACAGCGGTAGATAGCGCAAAAGTTAAAACTAAAAACGATGGCTCGCACATTGCCAAGCAACGTCAAAAGCTTATTGATAACACAACTAACAAAAAGGACGCTAACTAATGGCTATTTTAACCGCTGAATATCTTTTTGCTGCCAAAGTAGAGTCTACTTATGGCGTTGATGCTACGCCAAATGCCACGCTTAACGCTATGCGTGTAAAAGCAAGCATTGACGTTGCCA